TGTTTTATTGTCGCCATTGTACGTCTTTACCGTGTGGCCGGTGTTCTGGAGTTCTCCACAAGTAAGGTGATAGGTGCCTGCAATCTGCCGAATCAGCTGATCTGCACGCAGATTTTCATAAATAATCGTGTCCTTGCTTTTCAGAAAGCGCAGCTGGTCGTAAGCGGTCACTTTGATTTTTCCATCTTTTCCGTGTTGCGTCGTAAAGACGCGCCCGTGAAACAGCTTCCAACTGTTCCAGTCCCGCAGCTCCACAATGTCACCAGGGTCTGTTACATGGTTTGTGTACATTTCCCAAGTCAGCACGCCAGGGCTGCCGCTGCGGCAGGTTTCCAGCTTCATCCCTTCCAGCACCGAGGGCTGGTACCACACGCCGCGGTTCTGATAACGCAGGTCAAGCATTGTTTTCTGGCTCATGGAATGTTCAGCACCTCTCCGGGATAGATCCACCAGCCGTTTGAACTGCTGGCACGGCCGTATTTCTTGGCTGTAGCTTCAATCGTCGCTTTATTGGCAGTGTAAATCTTCTGCCACTGGGTACTGTTACCATAAAACCTGCGGGCAATCGTCCAAAGGCAGTCACCCTGCTTTACCGTGTACGTTTTCCCTTTGACTTTTGTCGGTGCATTACTGGACACCGGACGTGACTGTTTAACCACTGCCTTTGTGATGCCGGATGCAGTTTTTACGGTGGTATATGTTTTTGTGTTATAGTCCTCAAAAGTTTTGAGGTTGAAATTAACAACAAGATCATCGCCATCCTCCGCGTCCTCAACTTCTTCGTAATCTTCCAGCGAAACCTGCAGGTTTGTATCCCACAAAGGCTTATTGTCTGGTGACCAGCGAAGCAGGATGAATTTAAATGGTTCACGCTGCGTTTTCAGATGCTCGAAATACGCCAGCCATTCCGCAGGTGTATAACGCACTGTGTATTTTGCAAAAGGATAGATGTTCAGCAGTGGAAACATTGCAGAAAAAGAAATATCCGTCAATCCCGGTGCTTTCAGCCGGTTAATGGTCGTGTCGTTAATCAGGCTGGCCGTTTCATTCCGGTTGTTGATTTTCATGGTGACTTTGCTTGGTGTCACCGGAAGCCGTGTTTTGTCGAAGAAAAAGCTGTACATACTCATGCGTTATGCACCCCCTCTGCTGCGGAAACAGCTGCGTTCCACAATGATTTGTTCATACGGTCAATCGCGCCATCCACATCAATATCAGAAGCATTGTGGTTGGTGACGCCGCCCATGTTGATGGCTATGTTTGCAGTAGTCAGCTTGTTAATCGCATCCCGCTCAGCAATATCACGCAAATACTTCAGGTCTTCCTTTGTTTTGGTAGCCGCATCGGAAATTTTCTTTGTATCACCGCTGATTCCGGTCAGTGCAGGACCAGACTTACCGCACATTTCGTTTTTAATGGCATCAATCTGGCTTTGCGTTCCAAAAAGGCTGGATACTTTCGCATCCACCCCCTGCCCTGCTTTGTAGCCGGAAGCGGCAGCTCCGGAATAAGACATATAGTCCATCTTTTTGAAATACTCGGTATAGCCGGACTCTTTTTCGGTCTGCCCCTTAAAACCCTGCACAGCGTTGTAAGCACTGTTAAGACCGCTTGTAAGGTCTAAATTGCGAAATGCAGGGATGTGACGGAGCAAATCCTGGAAACCTTGCGCAATGTTCCGAATGTAGCCGAGCACGGTTAACGCCAAATCAGCAAAAAGGACCTTTACAGCCGCCGCAGGGTTTTTGAACACATTCATTAGGAAGTTTCCGAGCATGGCAAAACCATTTTGCAGAGGAACGACAAAGGTGTTAAAAATATGAGCGCCGGCAGTAGCGAAGACACCAAAAATAATGCCTGTTGCGGATACACTGGTCCCCTGTGCTTTGTTGATTGCGGCAGTTACCATATAAATGGCTGCAACAACTGCGATAATACCGATTACAATCCATGTCAGCGGGCAGGCAAGCAGAGCAGCATTCATACCTACTTGTGCGCCGGTGGCGGTTGTAGTTGCTGCCGCCTCCGACAATGTAGCACCGGTCTTAATTGCTGCACGCGCTGCAGAAATGGCAGCCAATCCATTGTGGATGGCTTCGGCTGCATTATGTAGCAGCGTCACAGTCTTTAGAATCGTCATGGCACTTGCAACGCCTAAAATGATTGGCGCTAATATTCTCCAGTTTTGTGCTGCAAAATTTCCAACCTGTGCAATCATCTGAAACACCTGCAGCAGCACATTCGCGACTTTTGGCAAAACCGCTATTACATGAGCCTCAAATTCTTCAAATTGCTTGCTGTTGGCAAACTGATTCATTTTTTCCAGAACCGGTCTCAGCGCCACGAGTGCTTCATTTTTAAACACCGTCCACATCTGGCCAAAGGTTTTCGGCATAGAATTGAACTTAGCGTTTGTTTCACTAGCAGAAGAAAGCAGCGCATTTTTTACGACTTCTGCTGTAACCTTTCCTTTTTCGGCGTACTGCCTGATTGCACCTTCCGGAATTTTCATGTACTTCTCAATAGCACGCGCAATTTCAGGTGCTTCCTCCAGTACGCTGTGCAAGTCCTGCCCGCGCAAGGTGCCGGCAGCCATGGCCTGTGTCAGCTGTGTCATCGCGTAAGCCTGCTCCTGTGCGGATGCACCGCCAATCACGAACTGCTTGTTCACCTGCTCCATAAACCCAATAATTTCATCGTTGTTGTTAAACGCATTACCGGCATTCAGTGCCATTTTAGAAATTGCCTGCGCAGTATCCATATAGGCAGACCGGGAGCGGTTAGCCGAAGCCATAATTTTTTGCTCCAAAGCGTCCACGCTACCGCCATCTGTAACCATTAAGTTCAGCCGCCCCTGCTTTTGTGCCAACTGGTCAGAAACGTCAACAGCGTTTTTCAAGCCCTGCATACTAATATAAGTTGCTGCAATGCCTTTTACCTTTGACCATAATCCGTCTGCTGCAGACGTACTGTTTTTCACGCTGGATGTATATTTTTCCTGCTGCTCGGTGCATCCGCGGATATTCTGACTCATTTTGTCATATTCACGCGTAGCATTGTTCAGCTGCTCTTTTGCGGCGTTCAAGGATTTCACTTCCATCATATTACCCGATGCCTGCTGTACACGCTGCATACTGCCAATCATGGTATTCATTGCGCCTACAATGTTGTGGAGCACCGGGCTCATGCCATCGTAGAGCTTTAGCGACTGTGATATGGTTGCCATTCTGTCACCCCCCTAGCCTGGCCCGCCGCGCTGCTTTTGCGTCATCTCTCACTTTAATGTCTATGCATTCCTGCAAAAACGCTTTTTCTCTGTCTGGCAGCGCCATGTATATACTCGGCAGCATATGCAGCTTTATAAAACAATAAAAGGCGTAGTTTGCATCGGCATCTGCAAGCTCGCCCTCTATCAGTTTTTTGCGTTATCTTTGAGTTCGTCCATATCCGGTTCGTAGCCATTGACTTCGGTCACTTTTGCCACATAGTCGTCGTACTCACCGCCAACGCACAACAATGCGTGCAGCAGGGCTTCCGCGCCCATCACTCCATAGCTGTCCTGCAGTGCTGCGTCATTAAGGTCAGGGAATACAGTGGACTCCACCGCCAACGCTTCCATGTATTTTTCTTGGTCGGTCTGCTGCGTGTAAAAAGTTTTTTTGACCGGCAGCCGAACCATGCGGGAACAGCTTTCCCGCAACTTTGCAATGGTGCCGGACGGTAGCGCCTTGATTTCCCACTCCATTGGTTTGCCGGTAGCGGGGTCGGTAATACGGCTAGTAGCCGCATACTTGACGTTTTCCGGCAGCTTCACGTTGCCTTTCATAAACGCAGAAAGGCTGGTTGCCTGCACTGGTGTGGCTTCTGCTGCTTCGGCTGTTACTGCCTCAGATGTAATATTTGCGTCCATAATTTACCTCCATAAAATTAAACCTGCATTCCTGCAAGCATATTGAATTCTTCCGGCATTTCGACCGACTCGAATGTGAAATCGCTGTCCTCGTCCAGCACCTCACCGTTGGCATCGAATTTGGCAAGCAGAGCTTTATCAAAATTGACGCCTTTCAAAATAACCGTCTGCCGACCGACACTGGATGTTGGGTCCTCATTCGTCACTTGCACATCAAAGTAAAAGTCCTTACCGGTATTGATGTACTCAATCATCTTCTTTCGGAAAATGGAAGTGATCATATGCACGGTCATTTTTCCGGTGCCCTTGCCGCCGATGGTACGGTTGCCCTTGATTTTGCGACCAAGGATAGGAACCTCTTTTTTTGTTTTCGTGAAATACGCTTCCAGCGACACGGCATTGATGGCCTTGTATCGCTTGCCATCCAACGTAATGTAGCACTCCGCTTCGGCAGCAGACAACGTATCTTCAATATTCATGGTTGTGCCGTTCATTTAAATACCTCCTTACTGCACCGTAACATTCATATAGAGCTGCTCCATAGCGCAAACAGGTGTGACCGCTTCAGAAACGGAAACGCCGCGCTTTCCAACCGCCTCCGGCACAGGAATATCACTGCTGTTGAAATTTTCGATTGCACCCTGCTCCTGCAGCTCCTTATGATAAGTAACCAGTTCATTCCAAAGTGCCAACCGGCCGGCAGCATTGTTCTGCACCTTGTCAAGGTAACGGGCGTCAAACATTGCTGCCACATCGTTTGCAATCTGGTCAAGCACCCGTACAACTTGGTTCAAGCCAAAATCCTTGTTTTTCTGCGCAGTCGGCTGCACAAAGGTGTTGATGTCTTCCAGCACATGGATTTCCCCGCCAACTGCATGGAACAGCAGGTCACCCGCTAAAATACCATCTTCCAGCTGTGTCTGCGTATATGGTGTATCAATGGTGTATTCGCCGTCATAGGCCATGTTCCCGCAGGAGGCGTTGACGGTGCAACCAGCCTCGGCGCCGGTCAGCCAGTAAACTAGGCCGTAATCCGGTTCATTCGTTCCTTTGCAGGCATTTTTGATAGAAATAGTGCCCTCGTAATTCTGTGTGCCCATACGGTAGCCGACCAGTTGAAACTTTGCGCCGACTTCCTCACGCATCCGGTGGGTAAAGGCCGCAAACAGCTTTTTGGTGGGTTCGTCGTCTGTGGGGCAGCCCAAGGCATGAAAACTGTAGGTGCTGATTTTGTCCAGAAACGCCTGATAATCTTCGCCCGTTATGGCGGCACTGTTTGTTCCACCCGTGAGAGGTGTGCCTACTGTAGCTTTCAGTGTGGCGTCCTTTTTCCAGATAACAAAATCGTTGTCTGCCAGTTCTGATGCAGCCGCAACCGTCTGAGATTCAATTTTTACGTTGTCCAACAGCGTGGTGACGTCAAATTTTGCAGCTTCATCCACATTGGGGTGGATTACAATTTTGACGTCATTGCCGCGTGTACCGCCGCATTTTGCGGTTGTAAATTCATTTGCCGCGGCAGTCGAACCAGTACCCAGCCGGTAAATATACAGCAAGCGTGCATGCTGAAACATTTCCCGCACCGGCAGTATTTCTGGTGCATCTTTGTCATACCCCAGTACCTCCCGGCAGTGCCGATTGTATGTGTCTTTCGTAATGGTGATAACTTCGCCCTCTGTACCCCAATTTAGTGACAAGGGCATAGCCACAATGCCGCGTTCAGAAAGTGCGGATGTGTCGCGCTTTGCGGATACAAAGTTGATATACGCGCCAGGCAGAATTTTGTCCTGCGTGGTAAACGTACCGCCTCCAAGTGCCATTATTTCACAGCTCCTTTCAAATAATTTTCAAGCAATGCTACCGTTTCTTCATGGCTGTACAGCCTGCCATCCTCTAGCAGTGCCGTCAGCAAATCGCGTTTTCCCGCGTATCGTGCCGACTGTAGCAACTGCTCTTTGTCATAGCGCGCCGCTTCCTGCGGTCGCATTTCGTCTGCCATAAAATTACCCCTTTACAAATTCTGTCTGCTGCAGACTGCCCATGGTTTCGGCCAGAACGTCCGTGGGTGCCAGCAGCACATTGTAGGACACAAAAACGTGCAAGTTCCCGCCCTGTATCTGATACCGAATGCTGCTGCCATGCAGCTTGCGGCCACTGGGCAGTGTGATAATGTTCAGCGCCTGCACCAGCTGCTCCGCATATTCGTACAGTTCCGGGCGATTCTCGTCCTCTGCCGGAAAATAGAGCACATCAAACGGCTGCATCCACCGCTGCCTGGCATTTGGCTCCGGCGTCTGGCTGAATTCCAAAGTCTGCACAAAAAAGCAGGGCGGGTCAAAGTCCTGCTCTGCTTCGCTGTCGTAAAATTCTACATTTCTGACCGCTGTAACAGCAGCCGCAATGCCCTGTATAATGTCATTTACCATCTAACATCTGCTCCATATACTTTGCCAGCGCACGCTCAATTTTTGCTTCCATGCTGTTTTGAACTTCCTGCGCAGATATTGTCATCATAAACTTGCCGGGCACCCAGCGCTGCCCCGTAGATTTTGCACGCTTTAAAGATATTTGTCCTTTTGAGTGAGCAGTACGATGACCGTATTCCACATAAGAAGCATATAAGGTTTCATTTGATACCTCGACCGTATAAGCATCGCCGACTTTTTCGACCGCAGAAGTACGCCAATTTTCCTTTAGCTTGCCCGTATCTACCGGTGTGCGTTTGATGCACTTGCGCAGCAGTTCCGCCGCCAGTTGTTTTGCCATTTGTGTACAAAAGCCGTCCAGACCATCCGCCATTTGCTGGAAGCGCGCCGCGAAATTCTCAAATTCGTGGAAGTCAAATTCAACGCTGCCGCCCATCATGCCCACCTCTTGAACAGCTGCAGCGTGATTTCTATGTGGCTCTCGTACACAGCAGGCTGTCCGCTTTGGCTGTAAGCCGTTGTTTGGCCGTTCTGTGTCACGGTTATTTTGCTGCCAGGTCTAATACTGACACCCGGCGGCAAAAACAGCTTTGTGACCTGCGTTAGCGCCGCACCGCCGCCGTCTGCATTATCCGCGGCAGGGATAGAGTCAAAGGATAGTCTGCATGGCTGGTCGGTCAACACCGTTATTTCTTCGCTGCGTGTAATGTGACCATCTTTCACAGGGCGGTGCTCGATTACATCACACTTGCCAGTGTACAGCGTCCCCAGCGCTGCCCGGATTGTGTCCACCATGCTCATTACCACACCAGCTTTCTATATTTTACAAATTCGTTTTCGCCCGCCTTTTGCAAAGTGGCAATCACCGCCGCCATGCGCTGCGTTAGGCTGCTGCCGGTGGAGAGCTGCACCGTGGTGTCGCCCTCTTTAATGGACTGCACCGCCGCCTGCGCAGTTTCCTCGCTTAGCTTTCCGGTCGAATACTTCGCCTGCAAAAACTCTCCACAGGCGCGGTCAACCTGTGCATCATGTAAGCCGTCCGGGACCGCGTCAAGATTACAGGCATCACAAATAATCTGCCCTGCCCGGTCGATGCAGTAATTAAGCGCCCATGCATCTTCCGGCTGCACCATGTAACCCAACATTGCAAGGCGGGCTTTTACGTCCTCCAGCACGGCGGTCATTTTGCTGCCTTTTTGCTGCCCGCGTCAGGGTCGGCAGGTTCCTTCGGCACTTCCGGCGGCTCCAGTACTGGGGCAGTAGGCTCCTCCACCACTTCATAGCCCTTGTCTTTGTATAGCTGCAAGTGCTTTTCATCAATATTGCGGGCAATTCCGCCCAGTTTGATTTTCATTGTTTACTGCCTCCTCCTATCAGGCTGTTGGCTTTGCATGGACGTACACGCCGTCTGCCTTGTTTTCATATACGAAAGCATCGTGGTATTCGCGGAACTGGAACAGCCATGCATCTTTCGTCTGGTTTTCATCTGGCGTAAAGACCTTGGGCAGGCTGAACTTGACTACCTGGAAAATTGCCTGCGGGTAGATCATCATAAAGTTGATGTCCGCCGCGCCGGTGCCCTTTGCATAGCCCCAGTTGGTAGAACCGTCGTTCATGGTCAGGCCGGAGTAAAAGCGCGTTTTCGGCACATACACAATGCTCATGCCGTTGTACCCGGCAAGCTGGTTAGAAATGCCATTGTCGCTGCCCCACTGGCGGGCAACCGCCTGATTCAGCAGTGGCTTCAGGTCACTGTTGATGTACAGCACACGTCCCTCACCCGGCACTTCCTTTTCATCCATGGCTCGGCTGGCTTCATCAATTGCTGCAAGGATAGTGTCTTTTGTCAGCGCCGCGGCGGCTGCTTTCTGCACGCCGGATGCACTGGCGTACTTTGCAAAGCGGTAAGCATCCAGTTCCGGAATAACCTGTGTGCGCATAAAATCACCGGTCACCGCGCCGAAAGTCAAACCCAGCGTCTGTTCATTGTCCAGACGGTCAATGCTGATTTCCTTGCCGCGCTCCTCGGTCAGCTTCATGGTTTCCCATGCGGCGGTGATGTCGCCCTTCGGATAACCATTCTGACGGCTGTAATCACCAAGGCCCGTGGTACTGACTTTGAGCACTTTCACCTCGTCAACGCCGGTAAAATCCGGCTGGCTGGCGGCATCCATGCCCTGCGTAACGGACGCGCCCTTATAGATTTTGTCGATAGACGGCATAAACCGTTTCGCGAATTCAATTGAATTTGCCATTATTCTTTACCTCCACTTGTGTTTTCCACGATTCCGGCACCCTTTTCAAAAGCGCCGAAGAAATCATTCATACCGCCTGCTTCCGGCGTTTTATCGCTTCCCTCGGCGGGCTTGAACCCCTTAAGCACCGGTTTTGAGTCTGCTGCCTTAAACAGCATTTTGCTGTCCTCGGCGCCCTGCAGCTTTTTGATTTGATCGGACAAGCCTTTCAGGGTGCCGTCCTCTGCAAACTCGGCTTTTTCGGTGTCCACATCCAGCAGAGCACGCACAGCCTTGGCGTTCAGCGCGCCCGAACTTGCAAGCGCCAGCTGCACGGCACTGTCCACCTTTTGTGCTTTTAGCTGCTTTTCATAGGCAGCTTTATTGTTGGTGTTGTCCTCTTGCAGTTTGTCAATGGTCTGCTGCAGCTTCTCCGGGTCGGACTTTTTCAGTTGTTCAATCTGGGTATCGCGGGTAGCAACGTCTTTTTCAAGCTGTGCCTTTGCTGCATTTGCAGCGTCATAATCCGACTTCTTGACGTACTCTTTCAGCTCCCTGGCAGATTCAGCAGCGACTTTTTCAGCTGCCGCATCATCAAGGCCAAGTGCCTTTGCCTGTTCTTTTGTCATGTTTTACCTCCTGTAAAATTGGTATGAAAAAAGCAGCCAAACGGCTGCCTGCTTCTGAAATTATTTTTTACGATGTTGAAACCTTTTGAATGCTGCAATAAAGATACTAACTGCCAGCACAGACCACAATAGCCAAAAGCAAATAGCCCATGTTGGAATCTGCCAGCCTAAAAGATAGAAAAACAAAATTGCTTTCACTTTTCAACCTCCGTTTACTAAAATTGAGCGTAAAAATACCGCCGGGCGTGTACCGGGCGGCTTAGTACCACATTACCATGCATTCTTTTTCTTGGCTGTGTTCTTTTGCAAGGTCAACAAGTTTGGCAGCGGCATGGCCCGGATAGGACATTCCATATCCCTCAACTTCTTCACAGCTTAATATTTCCTCCGTAGAGAGGTCTACAACAACATGACCGTGCTGATTACTATCTTCCGGTATAAAATCAGCTTCTGCTGTACGGTTATTTATTGTTATGTTTTTTAAGCGCACCATAGTAATCATCACTTTCCTTTGTGTAATTATATTTTTTACTTGCCTGAATGTGTGCCTCACTCTGCGACATCCCGGTGTCCATAAGTTTGTTTTCTAGTGTTTCGTGGCGCAACAACGTTAAATCGTGTGGTTTTGCTTTTCCGCCAATCAGCCTTTGCCAAGACTGAGCCATTGCAAAGTCTGGAGCAAAGTATTCCGGTTGCCCATGCCCTAAGTCATGTTTTTCAAGAAAAATAAAGTTCTTAATTCGCTGTATATCATCTTCTGGAAGCCCTGTGCTTTTGGCAATGCGTGAAACGTCCGTCTTCATACTTCTTACAAGTCCATAATAGCGTTCAGCATGAGCAGTTGCAGCTTTTCCATAAGGGTTGGTTATTCTGCCGCCACTTACTGCTTTTATTATACCATCGTTTTCAGCATTGGCAACACTCTTTTTACTTTCATCTCCGTGCTGCTCCGCCCATTCCTTATAGGTCATATCTTCCGGCACATAGTAGGTTTTGCCGTCCTCTCCACGGGCAACACGCTCCCCACCGGGCGTTTCGTCCTCCACCACCGGTGCTTTGCAGCAGCGGCAGCGGGCATGAAACAACGGCGCATTGACACCCGGTTTTTCTTCTGATAAGGGGAACTGCTGTCCGTCCATGTCGCCGCAAATATAGCAGGTGCTTTTGTCCAGTGCGGCAACAACCTCATACTTTGCAACGCCAAGTTCCTTGAAATTATCGGACTGCGCTTGATTTGCAAAGTGCGCGGATTCCGTCTGCACCAGCGTTTGTGCACGGTTCTCAGACACGCCAAAGCGGTCAGACAAGTGCTTTGTCAAATTGTCTGGCGGG